TGGACTGTTCGGGTAGCATAAAAAACACTGATAATCAATCATTTATATATTGATAACTCCTAATCAGTCCAAAAGTCCACGCAAAACCCCTATTTCAGAGAGGGGTCTATTTGCGATGAATTACCATTCATTATTTAACATCCATCATTTCAAAACCCGTCCTTACCAAATCTCTACTTTTCTTACAACTTGCAATCAAAAGAGCAAATTATAATGCAAGAAACAGCTACAGAAGTTGCAAAAGATGTAATCATCAGATCATTCGAAACTAGTCCAGATACCGTTTATGGCCTATTAATAGGCTTTTTGGTTATTATGCTAGGATTGACATTCTGGTTGAGAGAGAGGGACCGGCGAAAAATGTCGGATACCATTATCAATTTGAAGTTAGCTACTTTGGAGAGCCTCAAAGACATGAATCAATCCCTCGTCTTATTGCAACAAAGCCAGAATCAAAACTCCAATAGAATACTGGAAGAACTAGACAAAGCCCATGAACGTATCTTGGAAAGATTCAAAGAAATCAATCAAATACAATAACATGGCTAAAATCAGAGAAGCAACGATTGACAAACAATTAGCCGACATCCGGCAAGTTATTAAACAGAATAAGGTAACGCTAGAGATAGTCGTATCCACAAATAATGATTATGCAAATAGATCCAATCATCCACGCACGTGAATTCGGTGTAGATAATATTAAAGGAATGTTATCTTTTGTGTTCACAGCTGTTGCTAAAGGTTTAAATATTGATAGTAATAGTGATGGTCAATTAACCTTCCCTGAGATATTTAGTGTAGTAACAACACTCAGTTTTCGATTTCCAGAAGTACAGCGAGCCTTTCCATTTTTAAAGAAAGAATTTAAAGATTTAGACGAGACAGAAATAGAAGAGCTTAGAGCATTTGTAAATAATGAATTGGAGCTACCTATCAAATATGATCACTTAGAAGAGGCCATCCGAAGAACCGTAAATATGTTGCACTATAACTATCGTTATGTGCGAGATGTAATAGAATTATTTGACGATCCAATACTGGATGCTCGTTTAAATAATAAGTAACATTCTATGTTTTTTTGACTATAAGGAGGCTACGGCCTCCTTATAGTTTCTTAATCCTACCGCTACGTAATTAATCTGAACAAAAAGAGAGTAATATTATTCATATTAATTATTTTTATCTCCATGAACATTGAATGCAAAATGCCTACCAAGGCATACTTGAGAAAATTTGCTTATTGGTCGGAGAATATTCCATCTACTACAGAATCAATCATTTCCCTTAAAAGCAATTCTATTATTGCAAATCTTATCAGCCTGCACTTAGTTGGGAAAAAGGCATTAAGCGAACGAGATTACTCATGGGTTCATAAGGAATACAATGACGAGCTTCGTTTTCGAATCTACAATCACAATGTAGATCGAGGCAAGTTATTCCTTACTGCAAAGAGTACCTATGTTATCAATAAAACCTTACATGATTTGTTTTTAGAAATAGCACTCAATCGAGCTGTTTTTCAAAAAAGAATTGGTGTCAATTTTCGAGATACTATTCGAGATTTCTGTGAAGAAATCGGAATAGAAATAGAAATTGATATTCCTTTCCAAACATTAATCAAACAGTTTGCTTCTCGTCCTTCCGCTAGACAATCAATGCTAGTATAGCTTTTAGGCTTTTGAGGTCTTAAAACCTAAGTATATCCGTTGTCCTTTTTTTCTTAACACTTTTCAGGGCTGTTTTGGATGTCCTTTCAGAAAATCTTATTGCTTTGCAACTTTGCAAAATGAGCTACGACTTAATAGGATTATCTTCATTATGCAAAACAAACTTGGCGGGCCTTCAGTCAGTAGAATATCTTCCGACAACTTGGATAGATAGATCTGCTTATGAGTATATTCTTGCTGGTAATTACAATTGGCAAGCCACTATTCCTATCTCTAATGGCGATTGGTTAAAAGCACCGCTTGTTGTTTATCAGAACCTATGGAGTGAAGTACATAAGCCTGACAAGCATGGTGGGTATTACGATCAAACTGTTAATGGTCAATTAGCAGGATGGACACCAGCTGCAACTAACGAGCTACAGAAAATGGAAAATCACACCTTCCTATTAAGACTCACCGATAAAGAAAAACAACAATGGATTTTAGGAACACTTGAACATCCGTTCCGCTTTACTGGCAATAGCTCTACAGGTAGAAAAGTAGGAAATTTTAAAGGTCACAATATTCGATGGTATTCCAAAACTAGACGACGAGCTTCGGGATACGTTCCTGTATTTTGATTGATTATAGAATAACAACAATTTGGCATTTATGAAAGCAAGTGATAAATATTTTAAGGTAATTTCTACTGAAGACGGAACGGAAGCGGATATCTTATTGTACGGTGTAATTGGTCAAGATTTTTGGTGGGATGAAGAATTAAATAAGGAGAGCATAACCGATCTTGCATTTGTCAAGACGATGAAAGAATTAGAGGCGAAGTATGATAGGATCAATATCAGAATAAATTCTCCTGGAGGCAGTATGTATCATGGTAATGCAATCGTGACAGCTATCCAAACAAGTAAGGCGGAAGTGCATGTATATAATGATGGCATGGCTGCATCCATGGCTGCGGACATCTGGCTTTCAGCTCCACATAGACACATGGCAAAGAATAGTTTATTGATGATTCATTCGCCATCTAGTTGGGTCGTAGGAACTGCAAAAGAGATGCGGGAAGAGGCTGATATTCTAGACAAGTTTGAGCATACAGCTATAGCTGTCATGGCAGATACGACGAGTCTTTCTGAAGAAGAAATTAAGAAGCAATTCTATGATTACAAAGACCATTGGCTTACTGCCAAAGAAGTCGAAGAAATGAATTTGATTTCCAAGGTAGAAGACTATGAGACGGAAGGGTTGCCAACAGATATTGAGAAGATGAGTTTCCAAGATGTAATGAAATATTTCGAGGAAAAAGGAGATGGTCCAGACAAGAGTTTTTTAGACAATTTAAAAGAAAAATGGACAGCGATGTTTTCTCGTCGCATGTCTACATCTATTCACATACCAACAAAAGAAGACCCATTCGATATGAAGAATATTGATGATATCATCAAAGAGGTAGAAGAAGGAAACCTTAATAAGGTAGACTTATTAGAACGCCTCGGTGCTGTTGAAGCCCCTAAGAAAAAGGATACGCCAGCCGATCCTCCTGCTGCTCCTGCTACTGGCTCAGGAGCTACTGCTCCAACACTTACTTTAGAAGCTTTAAATGCCGCTATAGAAAAAGCGGTGTACGGTGGATCCAGCAAAAGCGAATACCGCTAAGGAATTGGATGAGCTTAATGAAAATATATATAAATCTGCTGGCGGTTTTGGTGTCTAACTCTTAGCTGCTATTTAGATTATTTTTTAAAACAACAACTAAAATAAACATGGGAAATATAACCGTAGATACAGCGGCGGCGGCGTTGAATCGCCACCATATTGTTTTTGACAAAAAAATTCATTCGACTATCAAAAGAGAAATCGAATTGGAAAAATGTCTGAAACCTGTAGTCTGTACGCATTCTTATACCGCTGCCTCTGCTGAGATTCAGGACATCGTCCAAGCGTACCAATGCGATTTTACTCCAAATCTTGATTTGGAATTTACCGCTGTAGAAAATACGCTGGAGCGGATGAAGGTTGATATTTGCTTGGAGTGTGACGATCTAGATCAACTATGGGATACGTGGATGGCCGAATGGATTGAAGACGGAAAAGAACGAAAAATGTGGTCATTCCCTCGTTACATCTATGATACTTTCGTGATTCCAAAAATCATTGAAAACTTAGATGCTATTTCTTGGGGTGGTGTAAGAGTAGCTCCTACTATGGGTACTGCTGGCTTGATGATGGATTCTGCTACTGGTTTAGAAAAGCGCATCCAAGATGCTGTTGCTGCTGGTTTGGTTACGCCTATTCCAACAGGTGCATTGGGCGCATCTACGATTGTGAATCAGGTAGAAACCTTTGTTGATTCCTTACCTTTGCCATATCGTAAATTGCCAGGGAAATTAATTATGTCGGATACCAATGCGACAAAATTCTGGAGAGATTACCGAACCCAATTTGGTACTGGAAATGGCGTCTCTGGAAATGAAAACAAGCAATTGAGAGTCGATTGTACTAATAAGATGGTCAAAGGAATTGGTACAATGGAAGGTTCGGATGGAATTATTTTCTTACCTAATAATTTAGCTGCTGGTATCTACGGTAGACGTAGAAATCGAAGCGGTATCGAGTCCTATCTACCTAGAATCAGGTGGCAAGAAGAGGATCGGAAGTTGAAAGGGCTTACGGAGTTTTCCAGATTTTGGGGATTCAAATATTGGGGGCACACATTCGTGAATGACCAGATATAATTTTTATTAATCGCAGAGATGCGGAGACACAGCGTAGTAAACTACTCTGGGTCTCCGCTTTCCATAAATTAGAAAGATGGCAAATCAAACTAAAGCTCAATTAGAGGCACGTGTAGCTGAGCTGGAAGCTCAATTAGCCGCTAAGCCAGATGTGAAGGCATTAGCAGATAAAGACGCACAAATAGCAAAGCTTCGAGCTGGCATGGATGCAAATAAATTCGTTCCGCAACCAATCAAGGGTACATTTGAAGTAGAGATAAAAGCTGGTGCAAATAAAAAGGTAAAAAAGACCTTCAAATGGAAAGATGGCCACTTGGCTATCCGAGTACCAGGGGACTTAGGGATACCTGTTGCAACAAGTACTCGATTGAGTACAGAAGGCATCATGGAGTTAGCTCAAAACGGCAAAATCTCTGACAAATATGTCGAGATGTCGCCAGCTATCAAATCCATGAATCAGGAGGATGCAAAGTGGCTATTACAACACTTTGCTGCAATGCAATATGGGGGCTTGATCGAAGTAAAATAAGCCTTTTTTTTAAGAGGTTTGCTTAGGAGAAGGATTCTCTTATACTACTACTTCAGGGGAAGGCTTCTGGAGAGAAGTTCCTGCAGTATCTGACACGGTTGGTATCAATTTTAACCTTGTAGGTGAAAAGGGAGGATATGGATTCGAGAATAACTTCGTGTTCTTCTTAGCAGGCATGGATAAAAATCGTCTTCAATTTGCTAAGACAATTGCAGATTGTTGTCACGGATTCATTATCCATACGAAAGGTAGAAATGGGATTGATTATATCATAGGTGATAAAGATAATCCAGCATTTGTAGAACCGTTTCAAGCTACCTCAGGCTTGACGAATACAGATCGTAGAGGTGTTCCTTATGTGTTGAAAGCACCTTCAGTAAATCCACCGATGATCTATGATACGACCACGCATGGTATTAATTTGATAGCTAATCCGTAACTATGGCTAAAAAAAAAATAACTAGTAAACAAACAGTTACTAGGGTAAAGAACCAATTGTCCGACGAGGTGGCTGCTCTCTACCAATTGAAAAATTGGAAGGGTGGCACTCGGCAGGACTTTGGTAGGTTTGGTATTGTTGACCTCTCCACTATGACGGTTAAAAGCGCAGCGAGGCTAGTGTCAATGGGCTTTCCCAAATTAGTACCCACTAAACAACAATAACAAACTGAAGTGCTATCTGTTTAATAAACAGGCGTAGCATGATTGAAAAATATCAAGGCGGCTACTCTCGCAAGAGGTAGTCGTTTTTTTGTCCTATCGGGAACAATTGTTCAAGCCTACCTTTGCTACATGATCCTTTCTCAACAGATACAAAATTGGTTTGATACAGATGGTAGTTTTATAGATGGTGTAAGTTTGCTTGAAAGAACGGGCTATGATACGAAACGATTACGGCATTATACATCAGTCACCTATCCGCCTTTAGCCGTAACACAGCGGCTAGAAAAAGCCTTGTCTGATTATTTAGAGTTGCATCCTATAGAAGACTCTAAAAAAAAACTGCCTGCCAAAAAGGAAGAACCCCCGTCTATAGTCGCTATCCGACAAAAAGCTATCCGCATTCACAAGCTCCACGCCAACGCACATTCAGAAATGCGTATAGCTGCACTACGAGAAGATAAGCGCAGTGCCTATCAACTTGCTAACACAATAATGCAAGAGTATATTCCTACCCTGGATAGCATCTATGATGTCATCCGAAAATGGGAAGCTACAGGAGAGTTGCCTCCACCTGTAGCTGTAAATGATGTTGTAAAAGATACGGTCAAAAAGATGCAGCGAATTGCCTCTTTGAAATCTCGTATATCTAGACTGCCAAAATTAATCGGAGTCGCAAAAGACGATAGTAAAAAACAAAAAATAGAAAAGGAGCTAGTCGCTAAAAAGAGCGAATTAAATAGTTTAAAAATAGAGCTTGGATTAGATGAATAGAAACAAACAAGAGGATATCAATATCCTTCGCAGATATTTTAAAGATGATCTTGATTGGGAAGCATTGACCGATCATCAACGAGACAAGGCGCAGCAGATTAGATCGGCATACACTTGGTTGTTGGAAGCATGGGCGCAAGCAGATATTGTCAAAGAATTAGAAAAAGATTTTGATGTATCAACAACAACGGCCTACCGTGTAATTCGGAATACAGAAATCATATTTGGATCTTTAAGAAGAGCAAATAAAGATATCCTCCGTCAGATCGCTATCTCCGCAGCAAAGGAAGCCTTATATCTTGCCAAAAAAGCTAAAGATTATAAGGCTATCGCTGGGGCTACAAAATTACTATCTGATGTTGGCGGTCTAAATACGGAAGATCCGGATATGCCAGATTTCGAGAAGCTTCAACCCTCTTTAATTGTCACTGTCTTACCTGAAGGCATGGAAGCGCAGCTCCAAAGAATGCTAGGCGGTGGTGCTATTGATTTCAATAATTTCTTACCTCCTATAACACCTCACGAAGATGTTACCAACGACACAGGAACAACAGATTAAAAAAGCCATCTCAAAGTTGCATAATCGTAATAGTGGTGATTACGAGAGCTTGCTTCGCCAAGTAGAGCAAAAACGTAAAAAAGTACAACTTAATCTACCTCAATTGACTGCGGCGCTTTCTGTCGCTCCCATACTATTATTAGAATGGGGGCGAGGTACCGGAAAGACAACCATGCGCGGGATTCGTTGGTTACGGATGCTTCAGGAGATGCCAAGGAGTACAGGCTTGTTTATAGGTCCAACCTATCAATTTATTTTGACTCGAATCGTACCTTCCTTGGTACAAGGTTTAGAGATGTTTGGCATCTATAAGGATTTACACTATTTCATTGGTAGACAACCACCAAGAGGCTGGCGAAGTAGTTGGATGAAGGCCTATCAGCCTCCAGAAAATTTTACCAGGTATATCACTTTTTGGAATGGGATGGGTGTACACCTTATTTCCCACGATGTACCAGGCGATGGTAGAGGCTTGAATGCGGATTGGGCAGATGGTGATGAAGCGGCTCTTTTGAAAGCTGCCTATTTACAAGAAAATACAGATCCAACATTGCGGGGTACGAATAAACGAGCTTTTGAAAAAAGCACCTATTTTGGGTCTCGTTTTTATACCAGTTCTACACCTTTGACAAATGTTGGTCAATGGTTTATTGATTACGAAACAAAGGCAACAGAATCGCCTAAGAAAGTCAATTTTATTAGTGCTACTTGTGAGCATAATATGCAAAATCTACGAGAGGGGTATTTAGCTGAAGCGGAAGAAAATGCCTATGCAGAATGGGTTTACCTAGCAGAGTACAAAAACAAACGACCTAAATTCACAAAGAACAATTTCTATCCTTTATTCGATCCAGATATCCACCAATACAGTAAATACAACTACTCTCACTATCACTCTTTGAGTAGTGCTGTTGATTGTCGTGGAGATGGTGATCTTACCGCAGGGCAACCCTTGATTCTTGGTATAGATTGGGGAGCTGCGATTAACTGCCTAACAGTCAATCAATATCTACGATCAATAAATGAGTATCGAACCTTAAAGTCTATGTATGTCTTAGGGGATGAAGCAGAAATGCAAGATGATCTCTTTGATAAATTCCATGAGTATTATAAGTTCCATGACTGTAGAGAGATACATTTCTGGTATGATAACTCAGGCAACAATAAGACGGGTAATACTAGAACTACTAGAGCAGAGCAGGCCAAGAAACAATTAATGGAGAAAGGTTGGAAGGTATATCTAAAGACTACCAGAGGTATGAATCCTGAGCATGATGCTAAGCACATTCTATGGAATGCGATACTAAGAGGCGATCACCCTCGCCTACCCCACTACCGTATGAATAAAGATAACTGTAGAGAGCTTCATCTATCTATGAAAGCTGCCAAGTCAAAGCCCGGAAAGAATGGAGAGATACATAAGGACAAAAGCAGTGAACGTAATAAGAATCTTCCTCGCCAACTCGCTACTGATCTATCAGATGCAAACGATGCGCCGATCTATGGTCTATTTAAAAAGCTACTCAAAGGACTAGCTCACACACTACCCGACACGAACTTTCACACCATATAGTATCCCCTGCATATATCCTATGAAAAGTAAGAGAACAATTGTTTTTTTTGACAGGCATAGCGGTAATACCTTGTCTTACGAAAATAAAAAAAGTTTGTGCTTTGATACCTAAAGCATTGAAAATCAACAAAGAAGAATTCTTATTATGAAAAGCCTTTTTTGGAACAAATAGGGCAAATAAGCTTGTCCTTTTTCTAAGGCAAAAACACCTACATCTTTGAGGAAATTGAATAATTAAATTCGGAATATGGCCATTAAGAATTCAAAACCTTCTATAAGTGATTTAATTGCCGAAATCGACGGCGACTCTTTTGCTTCTGTACGAAACCTTCTGGTTTGGTTTGGTGCGAGTGATAGCACAAGTGGCGGAACTACCGCCACGTCTCTTCCTATAGATATTGAAAAGCACTTATGGATAGATTCAACTGGTGCTTATTGGTATCATCAATTAATCCTTAGCTCAGATGGTGTACAGAATTGGCAATGGATTAATCCATTAACCAATACAACAGGTACACCTAATGCTCCCATAAATCCTTATGGCGGTAACACTAGCCCTTGGATTCCAATAAAAGTAACAGATGTTTCTGGTGCTAATAAAGGCCGTATTCATGATGCTATCCTACAGCGAGATAACATATCTGGTGTAACAACTATCCATGATCTTGCAGGTAATATCTTTTCGCCACTTCCTGCATCCATGCAGATTGGAGAAAAAGTATGTGTTACTGGTTATGCTGATTTTCAGGACATCAGCGGTGTCTCTGATTTTACAGGAAAAGGCATAGTCATACCAGCTCATACACAAGTTGCCATTGGTCATGTAGATGGTGGGGAAGTAGTTTATACGGTTGCTGGAGATATGCCAGTTGGTGGGCCTGATACTTATGGTAGAAGGGTTCACGATGGAGGAACGATTATTCTTAACGGACAAGATGAAATATTCAGCTTTAAAGTTTTGGATCTATCAGGTGTTCCAGATATAAGTTTCGAATTTAAAAACATTAATTAATTAAATTTTTTTTTACAAATGAGTAATTCAACTCCTTTTAGTGCGTCATCTGATATGGTTGCGTACAAGACAAAAATTGTTACTGATACCGCTACAGGTGAAATTAAAGAAGTAACAGAAGCAAAGAATTTTTCAAATGGAAGTGTCAACTACTATGACGAAAATGGTGCTATGTATACTTTAGGTGCAACGGAAGTTGTAAAAGAAAAAGCAGTAGCTGTAACCACTGGTGGTGAGACACTATCTGATTTGACGTCTACGCCTGCACCATTAGCGGCTGTTCCTGCTAATACAGGATATGCTTATGCTGAGGTGAAGGATGGTTCTGTAATTTATACAAGTGACGGAAGAACGCCCGATGCGACTGCTGGAGCAGAAGTAGGTAAGCGAGTTTCTAACGGTGGCAGAATCCAATTAAGAGGTGCTGATGCAATCGCTGATTTCTTAGTGATCTCTTATGATGGTAGCCCTGCTGATTTAGATTTCACGTATCAGAATGTTGAGGAAGGAACGGTAGCATAAATTACAATAGTAGAAGACCGATTTTGAAAATAAGATCGAAGAGTTTAAAAAAAACTCTTCGATCTTTTTAAGCTCTTTAAATATGCGATTATTATTAGCGTCTTTTTTATTGTGTTTATCTGTCTCTGTATTCAGCCAAGGACAGAGTACCCCATTTGAAACATCTGAATATCATTGGGGTGCTTCAGGGCGATTGTACTGTGATCAAAATGAATGGAGAGGGGTCTACTATCAATATGGTCCAAGATACTACCAATGGGCAGAATCCTTTGGTAATGGTGCTACTCCAAACTATGATGTAGCAAGTGTAAAAGGCTATATCGTACCCAAAAAAGGAAAACTAAAAAATATACAGTTGCTTTTGGATCGCAATAATTCAGAAGCTGCTCCGATCAAAATTAGTATTGATATTGTTCGTGCTGGTATTGTCTTTAATATCATCACTATAGAGGATAACAACTATGACACCGTCAATCATTTGTATGATGTACCTATAGATTTCAATACAGAAAGAGGCGACATTCTAATGATAGCAGGTCAAAAGGTAGGAGGCAGTACGACTCGTATTTATGTCTATGCAGATGTGACACTTACTTTTATATAAATTTTAATATGAAACATTATTTATTACTCTTTTTTTTAGCCATGTCTTTCTTCTCTTTTTCTCAAGAAATGGAAGCTTGGGAACAACTCTATAAAACAGTCAATACGGAAGAGCTTCGTTCTCAACTACCTTATAGAGTACACAAAAAAATTTCTGCCAAAAAAGGCTGGGAATTCAAAGCTAGAAAAGAAGCGCAATTCATTGACAGTCTCAAAGTACGCTTAGTAGATATTCCTCCAGCAATTACCGAGTTGGCTGCTTGGGATAATCTATATTGTACAGTCAATACAGAAGATTTGCGAACTTCTTTCAGTTATAGAGTCCATCGTAAGTATGCCGAACGTTCTGGTGTTGCCATATACGCAAGGAAAGAGAAGGACTATATTAATGTTTTGAAAGAAAAGCAATGTACTGGTAGTGGGTCTTCCATTACGCAAGTTAACCCTGTCGATATACAGCCTTCAAGTCGAAGTTTGGCTTATCGATCAGTCGCCAATCCAGAGTTAGAGGCATGGGGCTTGTTGTACGCCACTGTCAATACCGAGGAGCTTCGTTCCAAATTAGCCTACAAAGTACATAAGCTATATGCAGCTAGAAGAGGCTGGGAATTCAAAGCCAGAAAGGAGGCTGACTATATAGATTCTTTGAAATATCATATTACTATTCAACCAGCCAACACTGAACTGGAGGCATGGGAGAATCTATATTGCATTATTAACACACCCGAACTGGCAGATATGTTTGCGTATGGAGTACATCGCCTATTTGCAGAGCGAATTAATAGAGCAGTGAAAGCCAACTCTGAAAAGAAGTATATAGACACACTCAAAAAGCACATTGGTTGTTTGCAGGTCTTAATAGAAGATGCCCCTGTTGAACCTGTAGAAATACCAGACGTAAAGCCAGAAATAGAAGAGGACATTCTGCAAGTGGATACCGTGCCAGCTACACCACTAACTACAGACAGATTTTTGGGCACATGGGAAGGCACGATTCACAAAAGCGGCAACAAGAATCCTTATTACTTTGCGTTGCATATATCGAAAGATGGAATCCATTTGAGCAAAAAAGCATATATGGATGAGCCTTGGAAATCATCCAGCAGAGTAATCATCAAAGAAACAGAAGATGGAATCTATTTTGAAGAACAAGGCTTTGTAACGCACGAACATGAGTTAGGAGCTTATTGGATGGAAGTAAGAGGAAACTTAATCTATGATAAAGAAAAAGATATATTATCTGGCCAAACTGATATATACGATAGATTCACCAAGTCGATTACTAAGGGGTATGATTTCGTAGAAATCACTCGGAGAAGACGTTAGTTTTTACCATTATGTACTCGTGATTCACTATAAGTAATAGTCGCTATGGTTCAAAATATGGCGACTATTTACTCATGTCCTTTCCTCCATCCTTATCAAGCTGCAATTTTGAACGGAATATATAAATTATATAAAGACTACTTCTTGCATCTAAATAAGTGCCATCCAAAAGTATTACATGATTCTAGCGGTAATACCATTTTTGAATTGGTAACTATAGAAGAAGCTTTTGGAGACTTCAGAGGGCAGATAGCAGAGAAGTCCTATATGTTTAGGTTGATTGAGTATACTTGGGGCTTAGATGATAATTATACTTCTAATGGAAAGCAAACTAAACAAGGAGGTTTTATTATAGCAAAGTATCATTCAGATCGAGCGCAAGGATCAGAAGAATATGCTGAAGCTATAGCAGATACAGAAGAAATCGCCTTAGATTTTGCAGAGAAGATGTGTGCTGATTCTAAAGAAAGTCATCCGCTTTTCTATTATAGCATAGATACTTTGAAGCATATGAATTGGAATGCTCAAGTAGTCAGACATATAGGGGATGGTACTTATTCAGGATGGCTATGCACTTTCCAATTTGATAGTTGGTTTAGAAATTGTATTGGCGAGCACACTGATACAAAATGGAAAAAACCAAGTCCACATACTTATTAATATGTTCTGGTCTGATGGTAGAAAGTCTGAATCAGTTACTTTTCATGCAGTTGCTACTCCTGGTGCGATTGATGAATTTCAAGCAGCTCCATATTCTAATAGTTTATTAAGATATATGCATGCGCTGAGAGAGGTAATTATTAATCACCCTGTTGTAGCTGCATTTTGGGATGGTGTTATATCCACGACCTCGCCTTGTATAGACATAATAGCAAAAGAGATAAATCCCTCTTGGACTATAGAAATCACACTAAATACAAGTGTGACTGCAATTACTTCTAATATTACAGATACCATTACTCCAGATACGACCCCTGAAAACTATATCGTATGCGTAGATGTGTTTTTTCAAGAATTCGATAAATATGGTGGCTATCAACGAGTAGCCACTTTAGAAGATACACCAGACTCTAAAGGCTTAACAACTTTTAATCTAGGAGATATACTTGATTCAGAATTACACGAAGCTATAGGTGAGTTAGAATTGCCCGGTCTTGGTTTTACTCAAGCATATATCGCAGATACCAATCGACAATATTTTATTAGGATATCCGAAAAATGGGGTGCGCCAATAGAAACACAAGATTACATATACCAAGATCCTTTGATCGTTAGATGCGGAGGAATTGATCAGAAAATTTGGTTAGAGTCAGATCATATTTCTAGTATCGACCACAGGAATAGCTTATTGTCTTGGATGCCCGCATTCAAGGAAGTACATACTACTCAACAGGAGCAAATTGCTTGGTATAATTATAAGGACGATTCTATTCTACCCAGTTTAAAAATATCGCTATTCGACGGTACTAGTGGTGCACCTGCTTCTAGCTTTAAAATAACTGGCGTTAAAGTAGATTCTTTACAAACAATTGTATTTCCTGTTGGTTATCAGCAGCTTGGTTTAGCTACGCAGTCTATAGATGTGAAAAAATATTGTGTTCAAGTGATTGATAGCACTGACGATAGCATCCTTTCGCCTATTCGCTGTTATACGGTAGATTGCACTCCACGAGATTGCCTTAAATACATTTTGTATTTTAATGGCTTTTGTATGCCTGAAACAATGCGTTTGACAGGACAAATCAAAAAAGACTTAACAGTAGATCGTTTCTTCTCTGAGACGATACAAGCAGGGCAAAGGCAATGGTGCTATGATTGGGATAATGTGTGGACATTTCGATCTGGTTATTTACCCCAAAAAGAAGTAGACGCATTACAAGAATTGGTCATCTACAACAATGGCCATACTATAGAAGAAGATGGATATTGCGCCATTTTAATAGACACCAAAAAGTTTTCCATTACGCAATGTCTGCAATTCTTACATACGCTAGAATTCACAGCCGTGCGCTCGCAGAAAGCAGAGAAAAGATACAGCACGACTGATAGTGCAATAATAATATCTGAATGTTGCTGTGAGAATGCAATTGAGTTTGCTGATGGCAATGTGATTGAATTTGATTCTATACTACAATTCGATTAATTATGTCATGTAATACTAAGAAATATTCGACGCTTGTACATATCACAGATGCGCTACCTGTAGATGAAGTTATCATTGTTAAAGGTGGCATTCCTACGAAGATGCAGCTCCAAGAGTTCATCCAAATGATTATTAATTTGACGAAGGCTAATGTGCCAAGTTATATAGACATTTCAGCAGCTAAATCAGCAGGCTTGGGAATGGACGATGAATTTAAAGCTGCTAATCCAAATATCATGGGAGTTCCGCCAGGCACTAGAATTATAATATCTTGATTATGATAAAGAAAATAATGTTAGTCGGCTATTTTATAGCCTTATCTATGTTTTTACACGCCCAGGTTGTTGGCGGTGCAGGTATTTGTCATACTACTGGCGATCCCGACAATGTATCCTTGCTACAAACACAGCTGGCTGCTTATGATTGCCTAGTGGCATATGATACGCTTAATAATTTATTTTATAAATACCATGCGGACCAGGACCTTGGGGATAGATGGGAAGCATTAACCGTAGTCAGCAATACCGATACAAGAATACAAAACCCTAAGATCGTTAACGATGATTTAAAATTTGATCTAATCGATGTAGTTACAAATGCAGTTATAAGTAGCGAAAGTGTGCATCTATTCTTCCTGCCTACTATTAGAAATTTACAAGATTCTATGAGGCAAGCTTATCTAGCTATACTAGCAGATGCCGATGGCGATCCAACTAATGAGTTGCAAGATTTACAAGGTATTCGAGATTCTT